TTGCATGACCTGAAGCTGTGGTTGCACTGGCTGCTGCCGCTGTCGCTGAATTGGCTGCTTGAGTAGCTGAGTTAGCAGCGGCGGTTGCGCTGTTAGCTGCGTTGGTTTCAGAAGTGGCAGCGTTAGTAGCACTTGTGGCTGCGTTAGTTTCAGACAGAGCAGCCGCTGTTACTGAAGCAGTAATGGTGTTTTGGACTGAGGCAGTCGTGCCTGTTAATCCGAAAAAGCTAGTATTTGCCATCTAATGATTTCCTAAATTTAATAGTCTGTATAACTGTAGGCTGGTTGGATAACCTGAGTGCCACCATTCATCTCTTGATCGTTTGCCATTTCTTGGTGTTCATTGAGCAGCTGGTTGTATTTCAACTCAAACAACTCACCTCGCTCATCGAGGTAGTAGTCAGAGGCGAATGTCAAAGCTGCGTAAATGATTAGGTTGCTTGCCACCTGTGTCATTGGTGTTTCATCAGAGGCATTAACCAACGCTGGCATTTCAGCGTAATAGTAAAGAACAAGCGTCCCGGTAGATGGTTGGGGAAACAGTAGTAAGTTTGGCCCTTCCCTTGTGTAAAACATCGGGTTTCCGGTGTAGTTACTTTTGTTCAGTTCCCTAAAGCGTTTCATTGGCACTCGCTGTAACTCGTATTGGTCGAAATACAGACTAATGGTTTCCAAGAAATCAGCTGGCAATGTCAGGGATGCTGTTGCTGTAGAGATAGCGACTGACAGGATTTTTTCCTGCATCGGTGTCCTTAGTGATCTTTGAATACGAGCGATACCATCGTTAATAAACTGTTCGGTCAGCGCCGTTGTTATGTCACTTCTGTTTAATAACGCATCAAAGTGCGTCTTTAGCTGCCCGTAATTCATTGTTTAATTCCTCTACGCTCTAGTTTTCGGCTTCTTCGCCGTCTTTGCAGCCTTGCGAAAGTTAGCTGCCGTTGGCGCACCCTTACTGCCCGGTTTGCGCATCTTCTCGCCCGACCCAGCGGCAATCCGCTTTCGTTTCGCATGAATAGCTGCATATAAACCCGGCTTCCTCATGCCTTGCCTCTTTTGGCTTTTTTCTTCTTCTTGGCTTTTGCAGCCATTGCTTTGCCCTTTGCGGTGTATGGGTATTTTCTTCCTGCTACTACTGGCATGGGTAACTCCTAAATTTCTTTGTCTGTCGCCAAGAAACCATCAAGGTTTTCGGCTTTGAGCCGCCTGACTATTTCTTTTCCGTTTACATTGGGATCGAGGATGTTGAAGCCTTCGCGCATCCACTTCTCAGCTACAATGGCTGGGATAGATGCCACCTTCATAAACTCACCTTCCCGGCGAGTTGTTGAGGCATTGCGTTCATCCTTGAGGTCATCCAGCAAATGCTGTGGAATTTTTTGTGTCTTCTTCAAGAAAACACCATCGGCATTTGCGCCAAATTCTGTGTCTACGCCCACGAGTGTAGGCTGCTTGTCTTCTGTCATAATTTCTCCTTGGGGATAAAGGACGTGAGGGGCAGTGGTAAGGAGAGCAAAATCCACTGTTTGCCCCCTCACTCCTAATTTAGGCTAACGCTTATGTAAGAGCGTTGATCATGCCTGACCCTTTCGGGTTCATGTGCATGAGGCCGTATTCTCCGACAACAAAGTGCTTCTCGCTGTCTCCGGTCTTAGCCAAGAGAGTACGAGAGAACGGACGCAGCACGGCTGCTCGCCACATTGAAGGGTCGAGTAGAAATGCGTGTGTCGTCATTTGGTGGCGGTTGAGAACAACCTTGTATTCACCGTAAGGTGATACATACAGATCGATCACGTTGGTCAGTGTCTTCTGGGCATCGTTAAAGTTACGATAGCGTCCTGAAGCACCAGTAAATCCAGCAACAATCTGAGCGTCAGCTGGCTTAATCATAAACACTGATGGATCACCACCAGCATTAAAGACAGCTTGTCCAGCAGACAGTAGTTCAGCTTCAGTCAAAGCGTTTGAGCCACCAGCTATTGTGGTGGAACTATCAATCAACTGATCTGCTGAAGCCATTTCTCTAGCTACCGGGCCAGATGCGTTACCAGTTACGGCTGCATTGGATGCTCCAACGAAAGCGTATTCAAGGTCACGCTTGATTTCTTTCAAGGCACGACCAAGTTGGTACGCTGTTTCTTTCGCTCTGCCGTATGTTGATACAGCATCGCTTGTCTGAGAAATCTGGAACGCCTTGGTAAGTATCTGCGTGTTTCCAGAAATCATGGTTGTGGCAGTCAGAGTTGCCATTGTTGGATCGGCTCCCTCCACTTGCGCATTGGATGCAGCTGCGGCTAGAGCGTCTGTCTGATATTGGTAGACACGGTTGTGAACCTTCTGTGTCTTAATCATGCTGACCATTGGGGTATCAGTAGGCGTAATGTCAGTGATAATATCACTAACGTCTTCCTTCAAACCCACTTGGTCATACGAGGTGTATGTAGGCATTGAATTGTATTCCTTCTATGCTGTTGGGTTATGCTTCCCAGCGGCTCAGAAGTGCATTTGCAATGTCATCTAAATCATTTCCACTTGTAGCCAATTTTGCTTTCGCAGCGGCTACCTTTTGGGCTTTACGTTGCTTGTCACCAATTGGTGCTTTGCTATTACGCAGAACCTTCTTCGTGGTTGCGGCTTTCTTTTTTACTGTCGCTACCTTTTTCCCGGCATCGTAAAGACGTGCCTTGTTAAGGATTTTTAGAACAGCTGGATCAACGTAATTGTTGACCTCATTCTCTTCTAAACCTTGCTCGATAGCGTAAGTACGAATGTCGTTGTAAAGCTGGTTATTCCAGTCAGGGATGTCTTCCTGAAGCACTTTCACACACTCTTCGGCTGCTTTTTGCAGCTGTGCGTGTTGTTGCTCTTGGACATCTTTGTAGAAAGCGTCAGCTTCCTCAGATAGAAACTTGAGGTCACGTTGTGCTGCCTCTGCTTCTTTTCTTAAAGCTGCGAAGTCTTCCGTTTCCATCGCTTTTGCCGCCACGAGCATATCAATTTCTTGATACGGTTTTGCCCGTTCTTGAGCAGCTTCCAGCATTTTCTGGTAAGCGATATGATTTTTTCCGATGGCATCTTCCAGCACTTTGCGCTGTTCAGCCACTTGTTGAGACTTTTGGGTGATGGCAGCTTCTTGACCAGCCAGTCTTTTAAGCGACCCAATAGAATGAAGCTGCGTTTTGCCATTGACTGTAATTTCGATTTCAGTGTCGTCAGACACTCCTTCAGCTTCCTCATCGTCAGCTTCATCATCGTCTTCAGTCTCGTTAGCATCTTCGTCATCTTGTTCTATTTCATCCTCATCTGGACTGTCGGTTTCTTCTGCTTCATCCGTCTCCTCGATGTCTGTCGTCTCTTCTTGTTCGACATCGGGAGTTTCAATCGTCTCTGGGTCTTCGGATGGCTGTGTTTCAGCGTCCTTATCTTCCCAACGCGATAGAATGGCATCAGCGGCTTCGTCTACTGACAAAGCGACTGGTGCGTCTACTGAGGTAGTTTGTTGCACGTCTTCCATTTGATGGTGCTATTCCTCTTTACTGTTATCGTTAGCAGCGACTTTGGCGTTTATTTCGTCTCTTACTTGAACTCGCTGTTGTAGAGTTGAGACGATGTCTACCAATGCCCTGTAGTGAGCGTAGGACCGTTCCCTTGCGTCTTTATCCTCTGGTTTGGAGTTACAGAACGCTTGGAAACTGACATCTACTAATTGATTGATGGTTGCGTTAAAGGCTTCAGTCTTAAGTAAGACATCAGCCTCATCGCCCATCCTGCAAAGTTGCTCTTCTTGTTGTTGCTCTTCCATTTGATCTCCTTATCCGGTTGGGCTAGCAATGCCCCGGACATCTGTTGAATTGCGGCGCAGGATTTCCAACTCACCTTCGTCAATGCGAACCTTGTGAGCGAACTGCTGTTCCTTCAAATCTTGGTTGTCTGACTGGAGTGCATGGGATGCTTGTGCTTTGACCTGATCTGTCTCGATCTTGGCCTGTGCTTCCATCATATCCAACTGTAGTCGCTGTTCTGCGATGACAGTCTGGCGTTCCTGCAATTCTAGTTGTTTCTGTTGCATCTGCATTTGCATCTCAGCAGCCGGGTCAGGCTGTGGGGGCGGCAGTTGCTCTGGGTTTGTGAGGTAATCCTCGACATTAAGGATGCCCTGCTGTTCTAGGACAGACTTCAGCATCCTAAATTTGTTCTCCAATCCATAGAGTGGAGCGATTGTTTCGTCTTGGCTAAATAAGGCGTGAACGCCAAGTAGCTTTTCTGCTTCTTTTGCCTGTTCACCATAGCCCAAGCGTAATTCGACCATAACATCCCGGCGTTCATCCCAAGTTGATGGGTTAATGCCGACATAATTGCCAGATAGTTCAACTATCTTTTGCTGGTCTTCGTTCTCTACGCAAAGTCGATACGCTTCAAAGTACAGTGGTTTGACAAACTGATTAGCGAAATTTCGCGCTATTATCTTCTGTCGCTGCTGGCTCATTGTTGCCAGTTGTTCGACCAACTGCGCTGAGTTTTGCTGACTAATAGCGTTTTTGTCCAAGCCTTGTGACAGCTTTGAAACGCCAGTGTTGTTCTCCACATCATCCGACAAAAGCTGAATGGTCTGGAACACAAACGGGTTCATCGATGCTTGCGGCATCGGGATTACGCCATCACTCCGGGTAACATTTACCAAACCGCCATTTCTGTTATCCGAAAGTTCCTTCGGATTACTAAGCGATCCTTTTGTCACGAGGTAACGTGGATTGTTTGTAATCACTGTGTGGTCAAGAATTGACCGGGTTAAGACTGTCTTGGCATTTTGCGTTGGTATCAGCTTTTCGGCAAAGTTTGAGCCGTAAAACGTATGTGGAATAGGTAGTGGGCAGAAAGTTATAAATGGTCTGCGTTTAACCTCTTCCTTTTCAAGTAATACATTCCCGGCTTTTACGACACGCTGTAACTTGGCTATGCCTGTGCCATCGCAATCCAGCATAATGAACGCTTCATAGACCAAGACTGTTCTGACCTGATCCTGATAACCAGTAGTATTAAAACCCCGGTCTGCGCCGATGTCTTCGTTTCTAGCTAATACTTCTGGGTCAGTCTCAAGCTGTATGTCCTCATGGTCGCCAATCTTATCGATTAGGTCGTCATCATACAATTCACGCAATTCACTAATGGTTTTAGGCACTCTGTGTGCGCAGAATTTGACTGTATCTAGGCTTTTAGCCTGTGGCTCGATAAGAAACTGCTCTGGTGGGATACTCTCAATACAAACCTGACTTGTATTTCTGGTCCGGCTGATTGTTCCTGAAACCATGCCCAGACTGTCAGTCTCGCTATCAATTAGTTCGATGGCATCATCACTAGCCAGCAGCATATCCAGTTCGTCTTGGGTTACATTCTCGAACTCTTCGATGTCGTCTTCTGAGCGAGTGTCCCAAAAGATTTTGGCAACACCTACTCTTGAGGTTAAGCCATCTGCAATTACGTCCCTTGCCACAGAGAAAAAATCATTCTGGCGATGCAGCACATAGTCTGTGTACGCAGAACATACTTCAGCCATCTCCACATCTTCTGGCCCTTGCGGGGTGAATTTGCAGATTTTGTTGCCAGCTGAGAATGTCTCAAGCAAAGCAGCTGACATACTGGCTACAGCGTCAAACACTGTTTGCGAGACGTATTTGCTGTTTCCGTCATGCTGTGGTTTTGGCAGCGACCCATTTAGATACTGGGTTACACGCTGTCTTTCACGCGATAGGTCACTATCGTAATAACCAACGCTCATTTTGATGTTATTCTCTACGATGGTTACGATTTCACTATCGCTTAGTTCGTTGTAGTCTTCGATTTTAGCCATGTTTATATCATTTCCACATAGAGGTCGTTAATTGGCTCCACTGGCTCCCACACGCCTTCATGGACGTGGTTGGCTAGTGCAAGGCTCATCACACAATCGTCAAAACACCCCTGCTCTGCTTCCATTGCGCCACTTTCAGTGACGATGTAAGTCAGCATCTCGCGGATAGTCGTTTTGTCGTTGAGTTCCAGTTCGCCCTCGCGCATTGCGGCTCGTAACTGGTCAATGATGAGTGGTTTAGTTTTGGATGTGGTTGTGAAACCCAGTTTCACAGTTTCACGATCCGTTATCTTGTCGTGTTGGATTTCTGTGTAGAAGTTTGGATAAGCATAATCTTTTCCCAAACGTGTACAGGTAAGTATGCCGTGTGAATTGTTCTCAACAATAATGAAGGCTTCATTGTAATAATGTCCTAATGCTGCGAGAATTTCCGCGAAATAATCTGGATGAACGTGACCACGCCAGACCGCAACTTGTCTTTTCTTGCTGTCCAATACTTGCGCGACCGAATAATCTCCGCTTGAGATGCCCATTGAGGGGTCAGCCGATACCACATAGGTTTCTCCTGCATCATGGTTGTAATAGGTTTGTAATTCGCCCCTGTGATGCTCGACCCATTCGTCACCTTCTAATGCTAGCTTTTGGCGAACATCTCTGGTTTTAGTGAGTAAGTCTTGCAGCTGCGCTGGGTTGAATACTGGGCGACCAGTCGTGAGGAACGCTTCGTCTGGATGAGAAGGGTATTCCTGCTGAAATAACTCCAGTCCGTTCTGTGCGATTTTCCTGCGCCGAAACATAAGCTGTTCGTTATCCAACTTGTATTTTTTGGCTAGTTCCTTTTCTTCCGGGGTTCGCTTAAAACCTTTGGAAACTGGTTCCCTGTAATCAGGATCGATGTACCAAGGAATGAAAACTGGGACATAGCCGTTTGTGCCTTCAACAGCGCCTTTCCACATATCGTAGAACACGCCAGAGACACCATTAGCCGTGCTTTCAATAAAAATAGCCGTGCCTTTTGCGTTAGGCACTGCCTGAGACAGGCCATTCCAGATTTCTTCTGCTGTAGATTTGGGCCAGAAGGCCAATTCGGAAGCGTGAACGTGACTAAAAGTCTCGCCTCGACCAACTGCATCACCACCAGCTGTGGCAACAACATATGAACTGTCCAATGTGTCAAAGGATAGTTCGCGTCTGCTGCTGTACTTAGTGTGAGGCTTTAGTATCTCGACTTGGTTGTCGTGATAGCGTTTTGTAAGGTCGAACAAAGCACGAGTGCTGTCGGCATGGTGGGTAATCACCATAGCTTTTCGCGCTGGCTGCTGTGAGACTGAAAAGTAAAGATAACCACCTGTGTAGGTGCTTAATCCCTGCTGTCGGGCTTTCAGGATAATAACCCTTACTTTGCCTTCAGTTTTCATCTGTTTATCAACAGCTTCTTGAAGTATCTTCTGTGCTGGATTTAGCTTTAATGGTGCTATTTCACCAGTCTTTGTGCGTATTTTTAGAGAGGCTTTAGAGTAGAATGGGAAATCAGTCAGCAGCCGTTTTCTTACTGCTTTAAGTTTCTTGTCCATCTTCCTCATCGGTCATCAGACTAGCGAGGAAGTCTTCAGCTTTACTTATGCTGACTTCGCTCTTTGCTGATGGCTTAGATTTGGTGAAGTCCAGTACAAGACGTGCTGCGGCTACTCGCTCTCTATTTTCGCCGGGTGTCTTCATCACCTCAACTGCTGTTTCTAACGCAGTCTTGGCGTACTCATCTTCAATGTTGAATTGTTCTGCCATAATTTCTACTACCTTCCGGGCTTCGGTTTTGACTTTTGACCGTATCGGCTC